GCCCTTCACTGTCGGTGCGTCGTAGGCGCCGGGCAGACACCCCCATGTCGCAAATTCGCGGTTTCGCGGACGCGCCACCATGAAGTAGACCGCCCAAGACGACGGGCCATCTCCGACGAGACGCGGGCGCTTTTGGATGATGGGCACCGGAGCAAACGGATGGAGCTTCGCCAATTTGTAAGCCGCCTCCCATGCCGGAATGAGATCATGACTTGTCATGGCGCCGATCCACCCTCGACACCGTGGCGCCCAGAAAGAGACGAATTCAGAGACAGCGGCGGGCGAGAATTGCTCGTAGGAGATGGGCTCTCTTGTGAGTTGCCCTGTCAAGGCTCTTATCTGCTCCTCCATGCCGTTGTGCCCCTCATGCGTCCGCGCACTGTATGGTGGATCACAGATCACCGCGTCGCACGTCTCCACATCCGCAAGCACGTCCTGCCAGCGCCCGAGGCGTAGGTCGATGGGGTTGGTCATTGCGTCCTTTGCCATTTAGAACAGTCGCGGCTGTCGAGGTGGAATCCGCACCTCGGCGATCTTGAAATACTCGGGGTCACGTTCAATTCCGATAAATCTGAATCCCTCTTCAAGCGCGCCCCTCCCCGTCGAGCCCGACCCCATGAACGGGTCAAGCACCGTCCCACCTGGCGGCGTCACGAGACGGCATAGGTAGCGCATGAGGTCGGTGGGTTTCACGGTCGGATGGAAGTTGCGCGCGCAATTTTTGCGGCCAGCACCGGCGCGCGGGCTTTGGATTCCGGGGCTGTCTTCATCGCGGTCGACCATCTCGGCCGACTCACGGAACGGCAGCGCATCGCATCCATCGTCGCGGTCGGCTTTGCTAGCCTTGGCGCAATAGAAGAAGCGGGCGGCGGAACCGGAGTCGCCACCTCCTACCGTGCTGCGCTGCGCATACGCGCCGAACACCTCGCCGGTCGTTGGTTGACTGCCCACTGTCGGCTTCCCCGTTGTCGTCTCCGGAAACAACCCCACCACCTCGTCGCTGCCGTCGTGAATGAGGTTGGCGGGGAAGCGGCCGACGTTGGGGTTGTGGCCCGATTCAGTGCCATCTTCACCGCCGTCGCCATACCACTGACCACCAGTTGATGGCGATGACGGCACGCTCTTAGACGTCCCCACCCTGCACCCATCCACATTGATCGCGCCGGTGCCCCACGTCGTCACCGTCTCGGCGACGGTGCCGCTCAGCGGCTTGCGGGCCATGATGCACGGATCAAGGTTTGGCTTGACGGCCTCGGCCTGGGAGTTTTCCGCTTCCAGCGACATAGCAAGCGCGGTCACAGAAAGTGCGTGGATGCTTTGCAACAACGACAGCGAGACGCTGAAGTGCCTTTCCGCATTGGAGGCATTGACATTGAATCCACCGGGAAGGCTGCATGCCTTTGTGATGGTGCCCGGCGTGATTTGAGACAGTGAGAACCTCAAGATTTTCAAGTCGATTGTCGTGCTTGATCTCGTTTCTGTGGTGGACGTGCTCCCAGCTTTCAAGCTTTCGATCAATGTGTGCCTCCATGACGACACGATGCTCAAGGCGGTACTCGTCGCCAACGCGAACCGCGACATATCCATCTGAGCGCACAAAGCGCCCCGTGTATTGGTGACGTCGTCGGCAGTCCATCGAGCAATAGCGCACACCTCGTCGAACTCTTTTTGGTTTGACGTCGAAGCTTGATCCGCAGCACTCGCAAATGACAGCAACCACAGCCGGGCCTCCAATCGAACAAGGTTCGATGCGATTGTGTCCCATTCCTGCTGGTCTGTGAACGGCTTTGAGGCAAAAGTAACCGTTTCGAGGGACGGCTTCAGCGACGTGCCCCAGCCCTGCCATTGGCGGGCGAGGTCGGTGGCGGGGGCGGTGATGTCGTGCTGCCATGCCAAGGACGCGTCCTTTGAGCCCTCCAGTGAGTTGCCAGGCTTTCGGTCCTGACGTGACTGCACATGAACCCCCACTACCTCCCTCACCGCCCCCGCCGCGCTGTCGATCGCCTTGCTCACGTCGAGCGATTTGGGGAATCCGGACCCATAGACCCAGGCGATCATGTCGCGAATCTCAAAGCCCGCGTCCTCAATGCGGACGGCCATCCGGTGTTGCGTGCGGGTGCCGGCGAAGGCGAGCAAGTGCCCGCCTGGCTTGAGCAAGCGCAAACATTCGGCCCACACCTCGACGGCGGGCACGTCGTAGTCCCAACGCTTGCCCATGAAGCTGAGGCCGTATGGCGGATCGGTGACGACGGCGTCGACGCTGTGGTCGGGCAGCGTGCGCAGCACGTCGAGGCAGTCGCCGAGGTGCAATGTATGCTTGGTCATGACTCCCCCTTCGGCGCACCCATCTGCGCCATGATGCGGCGCACGGCGCCCTCGTCGACAGGCTCGGGCGGCAGCGTCCACAGCGTCGTGATCTGCTGATAGACCGCGCGCACGCGGCGCACGTCGTCGGCGCAATACTCGGCGACCTCGGCAAGACGGCCGGCGCAGATGGCATCCCACACGTTCTTTCCGGTGATGTCGCCTTTGCGCAGCGGGATCTCAAAAGCCAGACACGCATCATCGAGGCTGACGCCGCTTTTCCATCCGCTCTTGAGCGCATCCATGGTGCAGTACCAGGCGCGCTCCCAGGGCTTCGCGTGCTCGCCGTGGATGTCGGGCGGGAGACGCACGCCGTGACGAATGGCGCGGCATCTCAGCATGCCACGATCGAACTCAGCGTTGTGCGCCACGATCTTGAGCCGACGCGCGACTTTCACGTCGCTGATGAGCCCAAACATCTCATCAGCGAAGCGCTGCAGAAGGTCGCGCTCGCCTCGGTCGTCGCGCACAAGCGTGATCGGCTCGCCGTCGTTGCGCGCAAAAGAGATGACCCAGAGCTCGCCAAAGATGCCCGACAGGCTCGTCTCTCGGTATGCCTTGTCCGCCTTCTGGGCGTCCTCGGGGCTGCGCAGCGCGTGGTACTTCTCCGCGAAGTGGGTGAGCACGTCGGGGCGTGTCGACGGCCCCGTCTCGGTGTCGAGGTAGATGGTGGTCATGGTTGGGTCTCAATCGTGATGGTGAATCCGTAGCGCGCCGTCTCGTCGGCGCGCGCACGGCGTTGCTGGTAGCGCCAGGTGATCGGCGCGGTGGTCCCATCGTGCGTCTTGTAGTGCGCGGCGATGGTGTCGCGGACGTACTTGAAGGCGCTCGGCAAGTTGTCGTCGTCGAGGTCACGCGGTGAGATGCGCGTGAAGGTCACGACGACGGGCAGGTCCGGCAGCGCACGGCTGCGCAGGAGCCACGACGTCGTCTGCTTCTCTTTGACCTTGCGTTTCTCGGTCGTGCGCCAGTGGCCGCGCATGTTCGTCCATGCGTCTAGTTTGACCGGCGCATAGAAGACGACGGGGTCACTCGGCATCGGGGTCGTCCATGCGCTCGCGGTAGCGCTTGTCGAGGTATCGGGACTCACGTTGTATCCATGTCTCGACGACGATGGCGCCGGACTCCTCGAGGGCGTCGCCGAATACGGCGCGGATGCGCTCAATCTGAGGCAGAGACGGACAGCACGCCTCCGTCTCCCATGCGCTCACGGCTGCCGCCGTGACGCCGATGTCGACTGCGACACTCTTTTGTGTCCATCCACTCGACAATCGAAGGCCGCGAAGCCTCTCCCCATCAAGGTGAATCGAAGTGCCGTCTCGTCTCTGCCACACGATCATGATGTCATCCCTTTCGACTGGCGAGGAAAGGCGCTGCAGGGCGAGCAGGGCTCGCCTGCGATGGACGCGACGGAGCGATTGGCGCACCTGCGTCGGGCTCGCGGCGCTTCACCTTGTCCTTTGCCGGATAGTCGCCCTTCGCCGGCTCGGTGTCGACGGCACCGATGCAAGTGCGACCGACCATCGGCGTCAAAGACGAACCACCGATCCCGTAGGCCTGCATCATGCGGGCAACGTCGGCGCGACCACGCGCCATGACCTTGGGGTCGGCGTGAGCCACGACGTAGCGCGAAAAGATCTTCCGCCCGGCGTGGGCCGGCCCGACGATCACCTCGGTC